CGAGATTAGGAATAAAACTCGCTTCATCTATAATAACTAAATGAAATTTACGCCCCCTTAAATTATCCAGACGCTCGCCGGTAAAAAACATTACGTTGCCTTCGTTTGGAAAACTTATTGTTAGATCGGATTTGTTATTTTCAAAGGGTATTGTTTTGATTAACTTATTAAAGAAAGTTTTTGCGAGTTGATAGGTTGGTGTGATGTATGCAACGCTATTCCCTTTAATAGCCTCGAATATAATTTCAAGTTGCGCAAGTTCAGATTTGCCAAACCTTCGCCCACACATAACAACCCTAAACCGCGAAGCGCAGTCGAATATCTTTTGTTGATTAGTGTGAAGTTCTGGTATTGGTATTTGCAATGTAATAAATTTATTACTTTTCGTTTTTATGCTTATTAATAATAATAACCCACATTAAAGAAATCATTAATACTATAATAAACTCAATTAGATATACTCGCCACATTATAAAATTGTTTTTCCTTTGGTTACAATAAATTCTATTTTGCCGTCCGTAGTTATGGCGCTGGTTTCTTTTGGCTTTCCATACACACGGGTTAATAATGTTTCAAGCGAATATAAGCTACCCTTCTCGAGTGATTTGCGCATAGCGTTTGCGATTGTCTTTTCAAGTATCGTGCCCTTTGGGTTTTTAAATACTTCGCCGAGTTCCGTTAAATCCATCGCCATCATGTTTTGAATGGTGTCGTTGATTTCGCTCAACTTATAACCGCTATCTTTTAAGATTGAAACGTATTTACGTGGACGTCCGTTCGGATTTGCAACTTCGCCTTTTTTAAATTGGTGTTTAACTATATCTGCTTTTGCCATTGTGCTTTTTTTCTGCTGTTTTTAATCGCGGTTTAATTCGTCGGCTTTCTCAATTATCCATCGGTTTATAGTTTCCTGTTGGAACGTTGCCGATATAAGCAAAGCGTTAAATTGTTCAAATACTTCGTCCAAAGATACATCGTTAGGCATATCAATAGTGGTTGTAATGTTGTAATGTTTTAACGTGAGTTGCATTTGTCTTTGTGTATTTGGGTTAAAAAATCAATGTGTTGTTTCTTGTCGCCGTATTCAATATGGCAGTTTCTACAAAGCGCCATTAAGTTATCGATGTTATCAGCTTGCTTTGTTCCACCCATTCCTCGAGCGTGTATGTGGTGTATATCGTTTGCCATTTTACCGCAAATTTCACACGGAATAAAATCGGTTACATCGTAGCCAAAGTATTTAAAATATATTTTAGTGTGTTGCTTCATACGGGTTACCGTTTCTTTTTACAATTAACGTCGGGTCGAGTTTTAACATCCTATCAACTATAACTTGGCAATAATTCGGGTCGAGTTCCATAAGAAAAGATTTTTTATTTAATTGTTCAGCAGTAACCATTGTAACACCACTGCCACCAAAAAAATCTGCTATTGTATTTATTTTATCTTTTGTTTTTTCAATACACCATTCAACTAATGATACAGGTTTTTGTGTTGGATGTACCCTGTTTGTTTTTTCAGACGCTTGTGTAAATTGCCTTACAACGCTTCTTAAATTAGTCCAAGCCAACTCGCAATCTGTTTGGTCGCTTCCTCCGTTATTTTTATCCCAAACTAACCAACATTCGCTATCAGGCAAATTTGAAGAATAATAATTAGCGCCCCACCAAATATGTTTTGAATTTGGGTAAAGCAAATAAATTAAATTAAAACTATCTCTTGCAACGTCAGTATTATCATCTCCTAAAATATCTTTGCTATATCTTTCTTTTAAAACTCCACTTTTGCTTACTGCGTTCATTCCGTAAGGTGGGTCAGTATGTATTAAATCAGGTAAAATGCCAATCATTAATTTATTTATATCATCTGAATTTGTACTACTTCCACACAATAAACGATGTTCGCCTATTTCAAATAAATCGCCTAAAACAATATCCGTTTTTATTTCATCTGGGATTGAATAATTATCTTCTTCGGCTTCTAAAACTTCGGCTTCAAAGTTTGGTATATCTAAACCCCACTCCGTTAATTGTTCCGCGTCCCAATTATTTGCCAAATCGTCCCAATCCCATTCGCCAAATCCTACGTTATCTTTAATTATGAATTGTTTCTTTTCATCTTCGCTAAGGTCTTTAACTTGTTTAACCCACTCGTCTGGAATATCTTTAAACCCTATTTCCTGTAATGCCTTTAATCGCATATTGCCACCTTGCACAATAAAGTTTTCATCAACTACGATAGGACGCAAAGCCATCATTTTTGGAAAATCATTTATTGATTTAACGAGTTTTTTGAATTTATCGTCTTTGCAAATTCTCGGGTTGTTCGGGTTGCCCTTTAATTTTGATAGCTTCATATCTTAATTGATTTCGTTCCGTTTTTGTATGCGTTTAAATTATTGTTATAAATTGTTGAATATTTTGCTACCAACTCGCTTTTATCCCATCCGTATTCGTTACCTGTTGCGTGTGAGCCGTTATGCACTGCCAAACAATTAATAACGTAATAAGTTTTAAAACCTGCCAACCAACTGCGCTCGCAATAATCTAAATCAATCGCGCCATAAGGGAAATATTGCTCATTAAATTCGCCTATTGCATCTATAACCTGTGTATCAATTAACCAATTACTTATTATTAATTCGCTTTGAATATTTACACGTTCGCAATCTAAACTACTTGCAACGATACCAGCATTTGGATATGTGTTTAACGCCTCAACTTTTTTAAGTAGCCAATTATCCGGTTCAATAATATCGTTTGCTAAAAATCCGATTGCGTCATATTTTTCAAAATCTTTAATTCCTTCGTTTAAAGCGTTGGCAATTCCTTCAACATCAACAAATTTTATATCGCAGTCAAACCCTTTGCGGTTTAAATTATTGGCAATTATATTTAAAGGTCGGTTGCCGTAAATAAGACAGTTTATTAATACTTTCATTTTATAAGATTATCGCCTATACATTTTGCAGGGTTACCCGCATACTTTTTATAAGGCGTTGTTATTAATTTTTTTGTTATTACCGCACCCATTCCAATCATGCAACCTTCTGAAATTATTTGCTTTTGATGTATAACGGCGTTTAATCCAATATTGCATTTTGTTGCTATAATTGTGTGTCCGCCAATCTTTGCTCCACAACTTAACGTTACATTGTTGCAAAGTATTGCATCATGTCCTACGTGTGAATGTTTCATTAAGTAACAATTTTCGCCGATTTGCGTTTGATGTTCTGCGCCCGAATCAATCGTTACCATTCCTGTTATTCGTGTTCCTTTGCCGATTAAAACGCCTTTGTCGATATGTTCTTTACCTTTCCATTCCGGTGGCATACCGATAACACAATAAGCACCAATGTAAACATCGTCTTCAATGATAACGTTTTCTCCTATAACTGCGGTGGGGTGTATAAATTTCATATTGTTTTATTGTAATAATTATAAACGTCTTTTAACATATCGCAAACACACGCTGGGCAACTACGGTTGTAATGATAATGCGGATTAACAACTCGATAAGCCTCTATTACTTCATTATGTATGTCAGCGCTAAAATTAACCAATTCGCCTGTATGTTCGTAAAGGTCGTAAATATGTTTATGCTTTTGTAACACTTTCAAATGTGGCGCGACGTCTGGGGTTAATGTCGAAAAGGTTGTATTTTCTTCGCCCCCATTCGCCAAGCGCTTCGCCATAATCTTGTCTTGCTTTTTCATTGTTTATTAAAAAATTTAAATGTTTATACCAATCGCTTTGTTTTTCAACCCATAAAACAGGCGCGTCTGCATCCATAGAATACGGTTCAACTTTTGAGCAAATTACAGGAATATTTTTAACCGATGCTTCAAGTAACTTTAAATTAGATTTGCATTTGCTCCATTCATTTGCCACCAAAGGCACTAACATAATATCGGCATTTTCATAAATCTCCATGTATTCAGTAGGTCTCATTCCAGCGTAAGCGTCAAAATGTAAACGCTTTGATGCGGTAAAATGGTTTAGCATTTTATCCCAAATTGGTCGGCTTGCATCGTCGTTTGTATAACCGCCTAAAACCATTTTAATTTTATTGCGATGTTGCGTTAATCTTTGTAATGGATATTTTAATAACTCCAAATCGTGTTCATGTGTGCAACCACCCGCCCAAAAGATTCGAATAAAAGCATCGTCTTTTTTATCCGCAATAAATTGCCCTTCGCCAAATGGTATGGCATTCGGAAAAATCTCAACGCTTTTATTAAATGGATAAATGCGCTCGGCTAATCTTTCATTTGTACAGGTAACCAAATCAGCCATTAACAAATTATTTTCAATGCGCCCCGCCATTTCTTTATATTGATTGTAGTTTAAATGGTTAGATGGCAAAATCCAATCGTCGTCCATATCGCAAACTACTTTACAATTAATAGCTTCGCGAATAGCGTTTAAATTATTATCCCAAAGTGAAATCCTGTTAAATAAAAGTATATCGTAATTAGTTGAAAGCATTTCTTCGGTAGGATAATTTGATATTACACCCTCGATTTTATCCATGTAGCCCATAGGCAAACAAACTCTGTGATAACCGCAACCGCTATTTGGGTGTGAAATTCCTAATATTTTCATTTTATATTATTTGCGATTATTCCAGATAAAAAAATAGTTGCCAAAAATTGACTTGTCAAAATTGGGCAAAAGAAAAGTATAACGGCAATCCAAACAGATAAGCACGTTAAACAATCTAAAGGCTTTAATCTTTGAAAACGTCCGTAGTTTAATTTGCGCTTAATCCAAAAAGGAATGCCAGCAATATGTATGAAATAATAACTAAATGAAATAGACGCGACGATGATTAACAATTTATCCATTTATTGCTTTTTTTAGTTCGTGTTTCATTTTTTTAACAACTGAAAAAACGTGATCCTTTGGAATATCAAAGTATTTAGCCACATCAACACACGAACGCAACTCAACATATTTATTAAAAATTATGCTTTCGTGTGCGTCTTTTGGCGTACCCTTCAATTTACTTTGCAATATACTTTCCGCAATTTGTACCGTTCTAAATGGTATTGAGTTTCCGTTTTGGCTGTTAATATAATCAAACGCTTTTTCAATTTCATTTTTTCTGTATTTGTTATAAAATGGACTGCGATTTGATGTACCCATAGTCCAAATTATTTGCATTGCAAAGCCTATTATATTGCCTTCCTTTGATATTTTTTTTAACTTGATGCAATCGTATTCAAGCAACACAATAGCCAATTCCTGTTTTAAATCGTCTTGAAGTTCTACGGGCTGAATTTTCCCGATAAGTTCGTTTATCTTGTCATTGTTATACAACTGCTCTATGATGTCGTTACAATTCACAAATTAAAGTTATAATATTATTTTTAATAACTCGTCAAAATTTTTTATTGTATCTATTTGTCCGTTCCAACTTAAATGAAAATCCAACTCCGCATCCGTTAATTTACGTGCTGAAGGTGGTTTTTTCCCATCCTTAATTTCGATTAGATAGTTAATGCCTTTGTAACCTATAACAATATCTGGAAAACCTTTTCCGACTTCGTGCGTACTAAATACGCTTAAGTTTGGTATTTTGCGAAGTCCTTTTATTATTTCGGCGTGGTTGCTATCCGTTCTTTTTATCATATTATAAACGGTCTAATTGTTATAACTCCAATCCCAAAACCCAAAGCAAATGCAATTGCAATGTATAATCTTTCTTTAAATGATTTGCACTCTATACTAAAATGATTCATCGGTAATGTCATTAATGGATTAACAAATGCCATTAGAAACATACCTGTCCAATTCTTATGCATAAGATAATGAAAACCTGCAATGCTATTTAATTCAAGCGCAAGCGCAGTAAAAAAAACAATCAATAATTTATATTTCATTTTCATTTTTTGTTTAGTTTAATAAAGTTATCAATAAAAGTTTCTACTTCGTTGCGCTGGGCTTCATTTAGATAAATTAATTTATCGTTAATACTTTCAATCATAAATGAGTCGGCCAATTCTTTTTTTAATATCGCCCTGTTTACAGGCGTTAATTTATGGTCTATTGAATTAATTATAATGTCGCATTTTATAATGTACGAATTAAATAAATCTTTTGTTGATGAAGCGCAGTCGCGTTTAACGTCCTCAAAATATATCTTTGCATTGTTAATGTGGTGCAATGCTTTTGCAAGTGAAAAAGTGTTATCGCTGAAATTCATTAAAATAGTTTTTGTTGTGATGTATGGTTGTTAATTCTTTTCATAGCATTATCAAAATATTCTTTGTCTAATTCGCAAGCGGTTAAATCAAAGCCGTAATCGTGGCAAGCTATTGCTATACTTCCTGAGCCTAAATGAGTATCAAATATTTTTTTTGCTTGATATGCGTACTTATTTAATATCCATTTGTATAATTGTGGTGGTTTTTGAGTTGGATGTAATTTTTCATTTTTGTTTAAATATGCTGAATATCTAAAAATTTTATTAGCACCATTAAAAGAAGTCCAAGCATATTCACAATCCGAAAATGATAATCCTTGCGGTACTTCTTTGTCCCAAATAATAAAATTATTGCAAATTCCTAAATTAAAATAATTGCCTCCCCAAATAATTTGATTTTTTGACACTCTAAATAATTCTTTAAAATAATTATCTTTTGGAATTTCAATGTCCCATTCTTTTGATTTCCATTTTCTATTTTTTATTTTAGATGCTTTTTTTGTTTTACCTATACCCATATTCATATTGGCTAAATTAATTCCATAAGGCGGGTCTACAATAGCTAAATCAAAATATTTATCAGGATAACGTGCCATTAAAACCATATTGTCTTCGTTTGTTATTGTGAGCATTTTAAATATTCGTTTATAAAAATTCGTTTAAAAATATTGTTTATTGTGCTCAAATCTTTGTCGCTGATTTTTTCAAAATTATTAGCCTTTAATTTTAGAAAATCCGCATAAGGTTGCTTTTCGCCAAATAGCTCAAAATTTCGCCTTAATTCGTTTTCGTGTACTCTTACCGCCCTACTATAATAATCAGCCTTTAAATCGTCTGTAATAGCGTGGAGAGAGTATTTTAAAAGCCAATCATACAAGTACAAAGGTAAAATTTTAAAATCGTAATCTTTTTTACGCCATTCCTCAATTTCGTTTAATCGTTCTTCGTCGGTCATCTGGTAAGCGATTTCTTTTAATTTCGGCGGTGGCGTTGCTAATATGCGCTCATTGTTAAAAATTCGGTAAGCGTCCATTATTTTACAAAAGTATGGGAGTGTAAATTGATCGTAGTGTTTGACATCAACGTCAAGTTTTCCGGTAACTGCTAATTCAAACGCTTCGATTATTTCTGTGGACAATTTATGTCCAAAATTTTTTTTAATAAAAGTAACGTTAAACATATCTTCTTCAGCTGTTGGGTATTGCACTTTTCGAAGTCCAATTAAAAGAAATATCCTGTGTAGTATTGGGATTATATCAGCGTTGGATAAGTTGATAATTTTCGTCGAGTTCTGGCATTCCATTTGCCCATCGGTTTGCGTATTCGTTTTGTAGTTGCTGATTTGTTGGTTTTGCATTTTGATTTTGTTTTAGTTCAAATAATCCTTTGTAGCCATTTGCGATTGATACGTTAATTATTTCGCGCGCGGTAATCTGATTTTCATTTGATAATTTGTAAAGATGGTTAAATGCGATTTGTTCGCTTTCAATAGTTTTGTATGTGAATTTATGATTTGTTTTTTTGTAATCAATCCACGTATTCCAATCTTTTAAAAAATCTTCACTAAAATTATTAGTATTAATA